TAAAATACGCAATCGTAGTACAACCGGCGATCATTATACAGAACAATATAAGTATTTACACCCTTCTACAGATATTAAGATACTACACTTTGAGAATTTGAATAATGAATTTAATCAATTGATGAAGCTACATGGTATTAACGGTATTAAGTTAGAACATATAAATAATGGTCTTAAAAAATACACTACTTCTGATTTTTCTAATGACTTGATACAGTTAATAAATACAGTCTATAATAATGACTTTATCGCATTTAATTATAAGAAACGTCACTCCATAATAAAATCATATAGATAATCAAATCTCTAGAGCCCTGGTAGAGATGCCTTCATCCAGATCTAGATCGAGATCCAGATCTAGAAAGCAGCGTGGTGCGGGAACCACGGGTGCCCCTTTATCCTACCTAGATACAAAGTACCAAGAGCCATCTGCCTCTGCCGGCTCGAATGTTCTAATCTCTGAACCTGGTCTCGCACGTCCTGTTATCAATCCCACGGGCGGATCAAGACGTAGACGCAACAAACGCGGTGGCTTCTATCACTCTGTTATGGCGAACTTTGTCAATAATGCGTCACGCATTGTACCTGTTGTCGCTGTAACTGGTTACAGAATGCTGAAGAATTACAAGACGAGAAAGAATCGCAAGTGATCCCGACCCTTGCGTGATTTCGCCTAAAGACAGAAGGCGTCCGACAAGGAGAAGGGCATGTCCATACAACTAAAGGCAACACCGAATGCCAATGGCAATCTTTTTGAAGTGAAAACTGTCCAGTCCGGTGCTTTCCGCACACTGATTGAGGCACTCAAGGAGATTCTTACTGAAGCGAACCTGGAATTCGATTCCCAGGGTATCAAGATCGTGGCGGTGGATGAGACGCACACCGTCTTAGTCTATCTACGGCTCCACGCCGACCGGTTCGAGAATTTCTACTGCCCCGTGAAGCATGTCCTCGGTGTGAATATGATCTACCTCTTCAAACTCATCAAGACCATGGGCAACAACGACAGCCTCACGCTGTACCTGCCGGCGAATAACCCCAACAAGCTCGGTATTCGTATGGAGAATACGGAGAAGTCGCAGGTGACGAATTTCTTTCTCAAGCTCTTTGACACCGATGTTGAGGATATTAGTATCCCGAGCCTGAACTTCACGAGTATTATCCACATGCACAGTGCGGATTTCCAGAAGATCTGTCGTGACATGAATGTTCTGGGTGAGAAGATGGAGATCACGAGTTCGGGTACTAACCTCATATTTCGTTGTATTGGAGACTTTGCTGAGCAGGAGACTGTCATCGCAGACAACCAGGCATCGATGAAGGTTCAGACGAAGGGTACGACGACGGAGATTGTCCAGGGTGTCTTCCAGCTCAAGCATCTTGTTCTGTTCACGAAGTGTACGACCCTCTGCCCAAGTATCGAGCTCTATCTGAAGAATGACTACCCTCTCATCCTGCGCTACATGGTCGCGAATCTTGGGGAGGTGAAGCTCGTCTTGGCGCCGATTAAGAATAAGAAGGAATAGACGCCAAGTTCGCCCCTTAAAAATTGAACAGTATAGTGTGCCTTATTGTAAAGCACACTATACTATGGCAGCAGCACAACCCGATCTCCCCCAAATCTTCTGTATAAGGACGACACAGCCTTCGGAGGGGAATCGCCAAGGGTACTATCTTCTCCGTTGGTCACAGGGAGGACTCGATATTAACAATAAGCCAATCCATATCTTAAGGGGGTATAATCATCAAAATAGATACTATCCATATGAACTGTACGATGTGGACAGAAGCGTTAATTCCATAATCACTAGGAAGGGGGGTGGCCATGTTTCTCGTGAGACCAGGTGGAAATTTTCAGGCGCTCGTTTACGGTTTCAAGATCTACGTATTCCGATCCTTTTAATTTCCAATGAAACTGTTTCACTTCCTTCTATGAAAGCAGAGTACTTTATTCCTATTGTCGACCCTGTAGCGCCTGCAGCTCCTGTAGTACCAGTGGCTCCTGTAGTACCAGTGGCTCCTGTTATCTATCAAATCACTACCATCCCTTCTCACATTGTTCGCTCTCTCCTTCGAGATGCCGCAATGCAAGAAGAGATCTGTCCCATTACTGGAGAAGAAATCGACATTGAGAACGGTGCGATCACTAGTTGCTTCCACCTCTTTGAAAAGAATGCTATAGCACAGTGGCTCGTAATGCCAAATTCGAAGGACAGATGTCCTGTATGTAATGCGAAATGTAACTCGTTCACCTTGGACTTACCGCCTCCTCTCGAAATGGAATGATTGAAAAAAAATTGAATCGGTGGCCTGGCTCGAAGGTAGGTAGCAAACTAAGCAATATAAGAATGGATCGTAACGATTGCTTTCCTGAATTCTTCGCAGTGGAACGTGACGGTTGGTACAAGTTGTACTACAATCAGATCGAGCAGAACTTTAAGACGTTGAAATTCCCTGCCAATATCTTGTGGCCGGTCGATGACCTGGAACTCGGTTACCTTTCAAGCATCACGGCTTCTAGGCCACGGGATGGACGCGTTACCTTCGTCAGGAAGTGGAATGGTCGCACGCACCGTTCTTGCGTGTGGTACTACACAAAGGATCAAGTCGAACTGAATTACAAGGGTGAGGTTCGACAAATCCCCGTGTTGAAGGTCACAAACTGTGAGGAGAATACGCTCCCTTTCAATAGTACCGAGTTGAAGACGAAAGGGCGTAAGACGAAGCCCATCCCCATGGCCCCCCGCTTCCCTGTGTCATCCGCTATTCCGATTTCAACGAATTAGTCCACTTGAGCATGATATCTGTGATCTCAATATTGGGCAGAAGAGTACCGCCAAGTGCCAAATATAAGAACTCTTAATGTCAAGACTCGCAAAGCGAGTCTGACCTATTAAGTATCATATTTTGCTACTTGGTGGCACCCTTAGGGAGTACTTAAATTAAGTACTCCACGGTAGGGTGAAATGTCTGTCTAAGAGTTCATAACTTAAGCACTTGGCAGTTCTCCACTGTAGTCTTCGGTTAGAGAAACCGACTGATTGGTATTGCGCTTCTCCCAATTCCTCTGGCGTGTTTCCTCCTCCACCTGTCGAAGTTGATATAGGACATAGGAATCGTGGATCTCTTTGAAACTAGGGAGAGTGTCGTTTGATAGCATGCCTACGAGCGGTGGCGCAAGGAGTGGCATCGTAGAGTAGTCTAGTTCTGTAAACGGTATGAGGGGAGGAAGGTCTTTGTAGTCATCCTCCTCGGCCTCGGCCTCCTCTGTCTCGGCCTCCTCTGTCTCTTTGGCCTCCTCTGCCTCCTCTGTCTCTGCCTCCTCTGTCTCCTCTGTCTCCTCGTCCTCAGTCTCCTCATTAGCGAGCGGTTTGATTCGCATGTAGGACCCTACTGACTGAACAATCCCCACGTAAATTCCAAGCAACGAAAGAATGGCGCCGATCTCAATCCTCGCAGCAAGAGAGAGTGTATGTACAACAACCGAGGCAATCAAGATAGAAGCATTGTCCATAAACTCTAGATCTGCCGTAACGGGGCCGCGCCGAACACAGCAGCATTGGGGCTGGAGCGTTTCAAGAAGATCGGACATTCTTTGTATACTTACATACAGGCCCACACCAACAGTCAATTTTTTAAGCTAAAATTTGACTGCCGGTGACCCATGACCGTTGAGTATGGCAACCGTTACGTATCGTCTTGAGCTTCTTGTTACTCCTGAGGGCGCACCATTCTACCCTGCCGTCGGCACAACAGAGCGGTTGAATGGTGACAATGCTGGATATGACCTGAAGATTGTTACAGAACTCGAGCCTACCTCAAAGGCCGTATTAGTACCTCTGGGTGTAAAAGCCCGCATGCTACGCAACACACATTTCGGCGACACTGTGACTCTCGTAGAAGATTGCCATTTCACTCTGGAGCCTCGTTCTTCCATCTACAAGACGGGGTTCATCATGGCAAATAGTCGAGGAATTATTGATAAGACCTACCGTGGCCAATTGATGGCACCGACTGTCTCACTCGGCTCCTGTACAACTACCGTTAATTCCGGTACACGCCTCTTCCAGATCATTGCGCCTGATATGGGGCATATTTCAGAGGTAGTCTATGTTGACTCTCTCCCTGACACGGTGCGCGGGGCAGGTGGTTTCGGAAGCACTGGGACTAAGTAGATGGACATCAGTCAGAAGGACGGATACGGAACAAAACAGCCCAAGGGGATGGCGACTACCCTCTTGGACCTGGTAACGAGGGATGATCAAGACTCCACTTTTTTTCCGTTGACGGCTTCCGTGTCACGTTTCACCCGCGATGAGACGATACGGACGGTGCCTATGGCAACCGTCTTCCGTGAATTCCCATTCAAGGGCCCAGCCGATTTTGGCCAGCGGTTCGTGTTTGAATTGGGCGACGTGAATTGCGGTGATCTCGTTCAGGGTCTTATGATTCAGCTCCAACTCGGTGACTGGTTCAATGGTCTGACACGTCTCAACTTACAGAATGGGTACTACGAGTATGTTACCCCTAACGAAGCCTGGACCTACATTAACTCTCTCGGAACGGCACTTTTAGAAGAGGCGACTCTCGAAGTGGACGACCAAATCTTGGAGCGAATCACGGGGGATTCTGTGAATGTAGTGAGCCTTCTGTTTCCTGACTCGAACGTACAAGTCGGCGCCTCGGATGTTATAGGTCGCAAATCCTTAGCCGATGTAAAAGCGTGGACGGGTGTAAACCTGCTTCCGACGGATGATAACTGGATAACGATACCTCTGGTATTCTCCATGCTGAGAGAGAGACTGACTGCGACCTTCCCTCTTATAGCCTGCCGTGCTGGCACTATGCGGGTCAATGTTACCCTCAAGAGGTTTGATCAGATTGTTCGACGCGTGTCAGGTGAGAGGGCCTCCTGCACTGAGACGCCCCTGGCTGAGACTGTAGAATTCCGAGACACCCGATTCTCATTTTATCGTACCTTCCCTCAAAAAACGTCCACTACCCCCCCTGCCCTACGACAGATTCAACTTCTGTCACACGGTATCTTCGTGGAAGGCCCGTATCGCGAGATGTTATTACGGCAGCCTTTTGAGCGTCCCTTTCGTGAGATCCAGCAGTTCGACTTTTCGGAACCACTCAAATACCTCGTGAGCAAGACGGGCAGTGATCTCATTACCATCCAGTTACCTCTGGAAGCGAATCAGCCTGTAGAAGAGATTGTCTGGTTTCTCAGACGGAAGGCGGCAGTGACTCTCAATAATGACTGGAACAAC